AGGCCATGTCTGTTTACGAACACTATCTGTGTTCGTGGTGATTGGTAGCCACTTCACTTTAACCCGTTGACGGGTCCCGCGGAAGGACGGATCCGTATCATCATGGACTAACCAGGCATAAAGCCTGTCATAACCCATGAGAGGCTGCACAGGACCACACTGGACAAGCGTGGGCTGTTTGACTTCAATGCGTTGAAGATTGACATTTGCACGGACGTCCGCTCTCAAGGGACGATAACCGGCAATGCCACAGTACCCATACGGGACTGTAAAAATCTTATCGCATTGAGCCAAGATACACATTGCCGCGGTATGGTACTCGTTCTCTGTTAGAGATCGAGCGTAATCCAGACCGGCAATGTAATCGCGTGTGGTAGAAATAACCGCGGTCTTGAACCTTGTAATGTTACAAGGCATCAACCCAAACGTATACTCGCCACAAGATTCCCGTATGGGAGTCTTGATGCAAGTTTTATTTGGATTGAGTTTCAAGCCGCACAAGGCTAACGCTCTGCTTACGATACCATAGTTCCTCACGGAACAAATGATATCATCACCAAAGACCTTTAAAGGGTCCTTAGTATGCCCTCGTAGATTTATTGCCGCTCGGGCTATTGCCCAAAAGACAAGTGTTTCTACGGGGAAGCAAAGCGCGTTACCCATCGTCGCAAAGCATCTGGCGTTGATTACAACATCATCAACACAAACGCTGCGCGAACGGTAACGGGTAACAAAGCGGTAGAACCAAGGCTGAAAAAGCGCTTTACAGAGATCGAGTGACACGAAGTCACTCGCATCCTTTAAGTCTATGGTACAACAGTTTCTGTCGTAACATAAACGCCGTGAAGCACTCACATCAACCAAGTTAATACTCTGCCGCAACACACCGTCGAGTTGGATAGTCCGGTATAGGAGCTCCATCTGCCCTTGTTGGGCGAATTGGAATTCCTTCGGCTCAATACAGATAACCCGAGGACCTCGAAAGTCCTTAGGAACTGTAACGACTCGACTGACGGGATCAGCGGTTCCAGAGATAGCCTTAGTGCCATCTCGCCACTGGTACAACCGGGTATTTATTCCGGGAATGTACTTAAAATCCCACTTGTGTCTGCCTTGTTCACCTCCCGCTACCGCACCTGGCCCGTGTCGACCCCATGGCTCGGAAAGATAATCTTTCCAGAAACCATAGCGTCTGGCCATAGTGGCCTCACTAGGAAAGATCTGCTTTAGCACATAGCGTGCTTCGCGCAGAACAGCATTCCTATAGCGAACATCATGTCCGCCATTCGGGATGCCACAAGTTCTAACGCGCTCTGAAAAAGACTCAAGTGTACTAAGCCTGAGTCTCTCTTCAGAAACAGATTCAACCTTTGAAAACGCCATTGTTATCTGACGCACAGCTCTATAAGCTGAACAAGCATCAGCAACAATTGCGCGGTCTTCCTTTAGGAGACATTCCATGTCCCATCTAGGTTGACCATCACTCTTAAACAACTTCGTCATGAAGAAGTTTAAAAAGGCGAGGTAACGCTGTTGTACCTTGTAATGCCATGTTACCCGGGAGATTCAACACCTCCAAGGTAACTAATGATGCCTCTACAGCTTTTCCCAATAGTGGGAGCGTCTGAGAGACATAAGAAAACCCTTCGTTCTCATAACGAGAAAGAAGGCTGGCAAAATCGGAACAGCATTCGTAGGAGGAGAAGTGTTTGGTTAAATCACCAAACAATGCCTCATAGAAGGCTGGTGCAAAACCAGAGGAAAGAGCCTTATTTTTCATAAGGTAACCTTTCGAGACCTTACACCTACCGTCATAAAAGCAATGATAGACGGGGGTTTCCCCCCGTCTTATGGTGGCCAGAATTACTGGCCTTTATTCAGCTCAAGAGCCTACTATTTCCCGAAGTAACTGTCGCAAAAAGAGACGTATTGATTCATCTCTAATTACGACAATCAAGACGGAAATAACGACTCCCAAAGCTGTGCCATAGGTGATGTGCAATTTCTTGCACACCTGAGCGACTCTTTTCTTCAGTTCTAGCTGATGTTCTAGCTGGCTGATGAGAGAGTCTGAAACCTTCGAATCGTTAATCACGATTCAGGTTTCCCCCTGCAATTGCCGCATCCTGATCCGTAAGCAGTAAAAAGTTCCCGGCCATATTCACCAAAGATTTGGTGTGTGTGGACGTGAACGCTGCATTACGAGGTATGGATACGTCAATGGTAATTGACCCCGTTACAATTTTACCGGTTGCAGTCTCCAGAATGGAGTTTGCAACTTTCATTTTGACGTGGTCATTCCCGAGCGAACCAGGAGCGCCGATAACGGCGCTTTGTGATATCGCAAGGGGCCAGGACAGGGGTCGCGCAAGAACGCGATGCTCAACCGAATTCATTGAATCGCCAGTTTTGACGAATTCAACGTTTCCGGTTCCATCATTAAGGACGATAGACATAAGGTTCCCTTCAAAAAGAGAGCGGTTAATGCTATTGGTGCAGCTTTATAAACAAAGAAGCCGCATCAATACCGTGGATGACTCCGATCCCCGAGCCAAAGAAACTACCGATTACGGAATTAGGAGGAAACCCAGAACCACGATTGTATTCAATCCAATGTACAGGATTGCCTACACCGTAGCCTGGATCATACTCCCAATCATAGAAAGCATAGTAACCGTTCATAAACGGTCGCATAGCTAACCATGATCCAGAAAACGTGAATACTCTCTTTATCGAGTATCCAATTTGCTGGACGTCCGGTCGGGATAGACGTGACCAAGAGCTGACAGCCTGTAACATATCGACATTGATTAACCAGTCAATGACGAAACTGTAAGGCATAAGCTCCCAAAGCACGTCAAATAGAGAGTTAGCGTGAAGATACTGCATGATGAATTGCATTTGCGACTGTAGAACTATATCCGAACGGATAAAGTTCTTGCAGCCCACTCTAATAGTGGTAACATTAGACAGATACTCAATACCTGTCTGAATGTTCGCAGAACGCGCAACATCACGAGTATTCCACCCATTACTCTCTATCGTCGAAGGATATTTATGGCTATACGTCTTTGATACTGAAGACGATATCCATTTCCCGCGGCTGTCTAGAAGGAAACGGCGGTGATCCTCGGCACGCTTCCAGACCTCACTTAAGGCCTGAAAAGTGTACTTTAAAGGATTCCAACCGTACCTATACTCTAGCCAGGTAGACGCTGAGCCTTGCATAACTTGAGAAAACGAAAGTTTTCCTCGTTTAGCACTGCTCAGAATCTTGCGGAGCCCCTCTAATGGTTGTTTAACCATCTTCAGGGTCTGCCCAAAGGTAGCAATGTTCTCCAAGATATTAGTCTTGGATTGCATCACGCCTTCGACAGTTTGGCCAAGTTGCGCTACGAGATCTCCCCAGGGTAAATCCTGAGGCTCGGCAGGATTATCAGGCATCTTACTGATGCTAATAACTCTGTGAGCCTTACAAGTCTGAACTAAAGACTCGGGACCATACTCGGGATCTCCATTCGGCAATCGAGGACCGTTATATGTACCAGTTACGGTGCACATAGGATCCACAACCGCGTGAGGAGTTTTGGTGTGTAGGACGGGATTGTATCCCCATCCTAACTCGTCAGCAATGGTTTCAGAAGGTCCTAAAAGCTCTGTGCCGTCAAGCGCGACGAAATGACCATTCAGGTCATCGTCGTAGACTTCGGACACATGCTCGGACATTCCCGACCGTTGCCGCAACCTAGACATATAATCC